CCGCCGGGCGGGGCCCCGGGCCGGCCCCCCCCCCCCCCCCCCCCCGACCCTCGACCTCGGTGGCGGCGGCCTAGAAAACAGCATCGCGCCCCATCGGTCCCTGCAGGGCGAGCCGATGGGGCGCGGTGCGTTCCCCACCCCTGGGGCTTTCGAGGGCCAACCGGGAAGGTATCAGTGCTGATGCGCGCGGCGCATCACGTAGCCGGGGCCGGACCCGGTGTCGACCCAGCTGCTCTGAGGTTCCCCGCAGACGGGGCAGGGTTCGGACAGCAACCGGCCCGGCTGCGGATTGGATGGTCCGCTACCGGGCCGGTCGGAGCGGTCGTGGGCCGCCCTGCCGCTCGGGGTTTCACCAGGCCCCCTCGCGTTGTTCGTCATCCTGCCATGATGACCCGCCACCCCGCCTCATGTCAACACGCAACGGTGTTGCGCACACCCATGATCAGTATTACCGTTGAGTTATGACATCCGACCTGCACCAACTGCCCGCCCTCGACGACCTCGAGGAGCTCGCGGTCAGCATCCGCGCCCTGCGCCACATGCCCCCCCTCGAGCGGGCCCGGCTGGCGCGGGACATCGCCGGACCGGTGCGGGCCGCCCTGGGCCACGTCGTCGACGAGTCGATCGCCGCGGCGCTGGTCGACCCGTTCCCGCAGCGCCGCTCCTACGTGGACGTGGCGGGCGCGCTGAGCGTGTCCACCTCCCGCGTCAACAAGTCGATCACCCGCTACCGCGCCTGGCTGAACACCCGACGCGCACCGAAGGAGACAGCGTCATGAGTCGAGCCGACCTCGCGTTCCGCACCGGCGCCCGCGCCCTGGGCCTACGGGTCCGCGATGACCAGATCAGCCACAAGAGCGGCCAGGGCCCCATCGCCGGGGCGCACGCCCGCATCGAAACGGCCGGCGACGTGAACTCGCGGATCACCGCCACCCGCCTCGTCGCGGTCGGGGTGTTCGCGCTGCTGCTGCGCAAGAAAGAGGATCACCGCACGCTGTGGCTGACCATCCAGGGCCAGGGCTATGAGATCGCGGTCGAGGTGAACCGCAAGTACGACTTGAGCACCCGGCGGTGGGTGGCGGAGTTCAACAGCCGCGCCGCGCGGATGCCGGCCGGCCCCGACCCGCGCACCGCCCCATACGCATACGACCCGGCCGCGGCCGCGGAGGTCACCGATCAGCACCTGCGCCCGGCGCTGGCCGAGGCCGGCGTCGCCGACCCGGAGCAGTACCACCTCGAGGTGGACCGGCGTGATCTTCGCCGCGACGGGAGGTCGGTCGGCGATGCCGACTGACCGGCCGCTGCACGTGTGGCTCTACCACGGCTGGCGCAGCCGCTCTCGCGCCGGTAGCATGCGGGGGTAGTGCTCCCAACCCCCACGGGTGTCCATATTGCCCCGATGTTCGGTGTAATTGATCTTCGCGACCGCGTTTCCGCAGGTCAGAGCGTTGCAGACGCAAATCGGGCACCCTATTCGCCCGATTAGTCGCACCCCCGGATTCGGACAATTTGCCGGGTGCCCAGATATGTCCGTTGCGTCCAACTTGCCTGTACCAAATCGTTACCAAATCCTGTCCGGTTTGACCGGGCTATATCGGGCCGATTTGGACAGTGTGACGTGGATCACCTGCACTCCCTATTGACACGCTCTGACCTGCGCAAACACCCATGAGGGTTGCCCACTAGGCCTCTGACCTGCACAAACACGCCCTCCCATAGTACCCATGTAGGTTGCCGCCAACACCCCCGTGTGCTATACTAGGGGTAGAAAAAGAGAACAGCACAGGCCACTAGCCAGGAACCGGGACCCGAAAGGGCAGCAGGAGGGCTATCGGGAGAAGACCCACGCAGCGTCGTGGGGCCGGCAACCCCCCAACAAGGGTGCGCAGGCGAGGTCAGGGATGCGGACGACAGGCCGGGCATGGCGCCCGACGCGGGGCCGCCAATCGCTGACACGCAACGCACAGGAGGTGGGAGGGAGCGAGTCCTTCAGAGACCGGCAGAGCACAGCACGGGAACCCCGGGGGTTCCAAGAGGGCAGGGACGAAGCAAGCAAGCACCGAGGCCGGTGAGAGTCCGGTACCTGATATGTGGCAGAGAGCGGCGCGTAAGCGCCCACGTGACCGGTGAAGGTCCGGCACTGACCGAAAGGGAAGATCCACCAGCACGCGACGCGGAGGGCCGTGAAAGTCGGACAGCGCGGCGCCTGCCCTCCTGAAACCCCCGGAGTACCTAGCGCACCGACCCCCTCACAGACCGGGGCGGGGCGCGCGAAGCCAGCCACCAGGGCTGGCCAGTCCGAGGGAGACGGACATGGAAACGAACTTCGGGATGCCGAGCGTCACCGAGCAGTACGCACAAGCCGCGAAGTGGGCGAGCCTGCTATGGCAGGCAGACTACCCGACCGAGCTGCACAGCACCGACGAGGCCGAGCCTTTCCACCGCGAGTGGGTGGTGTTCGGACCGGGATGGAACGGCCCGCGGGTCGCGACCATCGACATCAACGGGTGCGGCGCAAGTTGGCACGGACCGGACGAGCTGTGGTTGCAGGTGATCGGAGCGTCGGAGGGTGTGACCGACTAGCAAGGATGCCGGACTGGCAGGCACCGGGGTTCGAGCCCCCGGCCGGCACAAGGCTTAGCCGCTGAGCCTCAATCAGCGCCCAGGGATGCCGGCGGGTTACACGGCAGCCGCGACGACAGCGAAGGGTCGAGGCAAGACGACGGCGAGGAAGGTCTCTAGGGATTCCGCCGAATCAGGAGTAGCCGAGTCGGAGCGACATCCGTGATCGCCGGCCGGGAGCGTATCCCGGCACCTTGCCCCGCAGGTAGCAACGCTACGCGGCCCGAACGATCACCAGGGCGGAAGACGGGAAGCGCGGGAACCGGTCCGAATCCGGCCAGGGGCACTCAGCTCGGACCACCAGGGTCCGGGCAAGGTGGAGGGAGACCACCATGACCACCATCACGTCGGCACCCGACCTCGACACCGAGGAACTGGCGGGCCGCACGTTCTCGACCGAGCACTTCGGTCCGTTCACCGTTCGCAGCGCCTCGCAGGCGCCCGAACTGAGCGCGATCGGGTACATGGCCGTGGGCGACGACGGCTACCTGTTCATCGCGTTCCTGCCCTACGGCAAGGAACTGGTCGAGGAGGACGCCTCGTAGGTCACAGGGCGGCGGGCACCTCATCGTGGGCCCGCGGCCCGCTCAGCGGCGCGCCAGGCGCCGCGCGAGGAAGGAGGCCAGCAATGGTCACGCTTCAAGGCACAACCGACCGGTACGCCTACCGGCCGCTGACAGATGAGCAGCGCGAAGTGCTGCGCGCCCGGCGGCGCAAGGGCTCGACGTACAACCGGGGCCCCGTCGACGTGGGCACAGCGATCGTGTACCTGACGATTCGCTACGGCGCATCGATGCGGCGGCTAGCCACCGCGACGGCGGCCGGCGAATGGGCTGTCGCGGACTACCACGAGCGGTGCGGAAACCGGCAGTTCGCCGCGATCTCCCGCCTCGTCCTCCGCATGTAAAGCACCAGCCCGGCCGGGCCTCGAAACCCGGCCGGGTGCTCAGACCGTCCACCAGGGACGGTCATGTCGGGAGGGAGTCCCGATGAACCACCAGCAGCAGCTACGCGACTACCGCCGAACGCGGGGTTTCGTGGCCACCGTCGTCTTCGTCGGCGTGGCCGTGTCGGTCGCCGTCAACCAGCTCGACGCGCACAGTCTCATCGGTAAGGGCCTGGCCGGTTGGCCGCCCGTCGCGCTCCTGCTCACCCTCGAACTGCTCACCCGCATCCCCAGCTCGAAACGCACCGGCGCCCTGGCCCGGGTCAGCGCCACCGTCGCCGTGTCATCGGCGGCGGCGTGGCTGTCCTACTGGCACATGGTGGCCGCGGTCGCCACGCATGAGGAGTCCTACTGGAATGCTCACGTGTGGCCCGCCACAGTGGACGGTCTGATGGCCGTTGCCGCCGTGGGTATGGTCGAGCTCGGCTCGCGTATCCGGGTGCTCAAGTCGCAGGGTCAGCGGGTCGCCGACGTGGAGTCGACGGCCACCCAACTGGTGCGGGCTGTGGACGCGATCGAGCCGGCCGCGGCGGTTGAGATGACCCCCGCCCAGGGTGTTGACGACATGCGCCAGTCCCCTTACTGGGGGCAGCGTTTGGGTGGCAAACGGGCCCGCTCGAGCGGCGGCCCCGTAGCGTAAAGCACAAAGAGGCGCCCCCGCCCGGGGTCATTCCGGGGCGGGGGCGCCATTTTTTGTGTCCAAAACCGGTCACGTCCAGACGGAGTCACGCATCAAACCCACCTCCCCTCGCCGAGGATTTCTCATGCACTGCAAGCGATCGCCCTTTATCCGGACGGCGGATGTCGATGTCTACATTGGAGTCCCGGCGGGTTCTACCTGGGTTGGGCCAGCCACGCAGCGAGGCCGACCAGCAGACCGGCGAGGAGCAGGGCCACCACCGAGGGCCAGGGCCAGTGCCTAGACATAGCGGCGCGCCCGCCAGAACCCATACAGCGGCACCTCTTCGACCCCGACGCCGGGCCGGGCCGCCTCCACGATCATCCCGTTTCCCACATACATGACCACATGCCCGAAGTATGGCTGTAGCACATCGCCTGGGCGAAGTTGCCAACGAGATACGGGGATCCCGTAGTTCATCTGGGCCTCGCTCTGATGTGGCAGCCACACCCCGACGCGGGCGTAGGCGGCCAGGATCAGCCCCGAGCAGTCGAAGCCCCACGGACCGGCCGCGTCCCACACGTAGGGCTTGCCAAGCTGGGCCAGGGCGTAACGCACCGCGGTCAGGGCCCGGCTCGAGCCGGACACGAACGGCGCCGACACGGTCCGGGTGGTGGGGGCGGCGGTGCACGTCAACCGGATCGTGGCACCGGCAAATATCAGGTTGGGGTTGGGAATGCGGTTCCCCGCAGCCAGCGACGGGTAGGCAGCACCGCGGCCGCAGAAACGGGCGGCGATGCCGAACAGGGTGTCGCCGAACTGGATGCGGTACGCGCCGACAGTGGCAACCGCAGCCGTCGGGGCGGAGCGGGCCTCGGCGGTGTATGTGGCGGGGGCGTGGCCGGGTGCGAACGTGAACGCGGCGCCTGCGGTGGCTGGGGTGGCCGCCGTGGGCGCCGCGTGGGCTGTGCCTGGGGTCAATGCGAGTGCTGCTGCCACCGCGAGCGCGGCGGTGATGCGTCGTAACAACCTGGTCTCCCGGGTTCGGCCCCGGGCTCACGTGCGCACCGACCCAGCCCGTTTCTATCGGGCTGGGGCGGACCGGGACACGTTGAGTTAGGGCCTGACCGTACCGCTTGGGGTGGCCAAAGCAAGCTAGGGCGGACCTGTGTTCAGCGCAGCACCCCGGCGGTGATCAGGGCGATGGTCAGGAAGAGCAGACCGGCGCTCCCCCAGACGAACCGTTTGGGGGAGGCGATGCCCAGCATGGCCAGGGCGAACAGGACGCAGGCGAGCAGGGCGAGGGTCAGGGTCAAGGTCAGGGTCATGGGGAGACCTCCGGTGCGGCGGCGGGTGCGGCCATGGCCGGCGACGCGGGCGGGCCGGCCGAGGGGGGCGGTGCGGGTGAGGTGGCTTTCTCGATGGCCGGGGCGATGCCCGACGGGTGCCAGAACGCGCGATAGGTGCCGAACGCGGCGAACCCGACGACCAGGGCGGAGCGGGTCAGGTCCCCGCCGTCGAACGTGCCGTTGAGCCAGGCGGTGCCCAGGGCGGCGAGCACACAGCCGGCCACGGTGACGCCGGCCCGCGCCCAGCTGGGCCAGGTGGGGCGGTTCGCGACCGCCACCACCGGGGGCAGGAGGAACCCGACCAGGGCGCTCCACATGTCGAGGTTGGACACGTCGCCTCCGCTCCGGTACCCGAAGTGCACGGGTAGCCAGGTGATCAACACGAACCCGAGGATGCCGCGCGCGGCGGTGTGCCACGGCCCGGCGGTGCGGATGAGCCACCGCACGTTGGCGGTGAGAGTGCGGTTCTGCCCGGGGCGGTCCTTGACCACGATGGCGGTGATCTCGGTGGCCAGGAACGCGGCGAACAGGCACAGCCAGATGACCGAAAAGGTGGTCATTACACCCTGGCCAGGAGGGCGATGACAACTTGGAAGCTCAGCGACACCAGCATCGTGCCCAGCAGTCCGTAGATGAAACGACGCGTCCACGCCCGATCGGTGTTGATCTCGGCGATGTCATGCATGTGCTGCGCCCGCAGGTCGGCCAGGTCCTGCGTGAGGGCTGCGTGCCGCGCGTCGTACACCTCGCGGCTGATGAATTGGGCGTTGAGCCGCTCGAGGTTGTTTGTGATCTCGACCAGCCGCCGGCCGATCTCGCCCAGCGACGGCTCGCCGTTCACCGCCATCACCCCCCCGGCTACGGGGCCGGGGCGGGGCTGGTGTCCAGCGGCACCGCCGGGCCGGTCGCGCCGGTGGCCTTACCGGTCAGGGTGGCGGCGATGACCAGGTCGACGGTGTGGGTGTGGTCCTCGTCCACGTCGGCGCCGCCCTGGCCGCCGGCCGGCTGGGGCACCCCGAACAGGATTTCGACGATCCCCAGGGGACCGCCGTCCGGGTTGGAGTAGGGGTACTTCGCGGGGACGTTGGTGGGGCTGAGCTGCGGCGCGTTGGGCCACGCGGCGGCGTTCATGCCCGGCTCGCGGGGGGCGACGTGGTAGCCGGCGGGGGAGTTGTCGGCCACGTGGTAGGCGCCCTGGGTCCATGAGGGCTGGCCGGGGAAGTTGGCGAGGACGTAGGCGACGGGCATGTCATCTCCTGTTGGGGCGGGGGGTTGGGCTGCGCCGAGGCGGGCGAGCACGTCGGTGAGGTTGCCGACCAGGGCGGACACGTCGCAGGTTGTCAGGCCGTCGACGGTGGCGTTGCTGGCGTACTGCAGGGCGTCGGCGTGCCGGGCCGAGTTGACCCCGACCCAGCGGGGCGAGGCGTTGCCCGGGTACACGGCCCGGTACGGGCCGACCGGGTTGGTGCCGTAGGAGCTGGCCCACCAGGGGTAGCGCTGGGAGTTGATCAGCGTCCCGTAGTGCCAGTCCGGGCTGTATCCCCAACTGAGCGCGGCGGTGATCCGCCCACCGGACAAGACGATGATCCGGTCGTGGAACTCGTTGACCTGGGCGATGGTGGGCGGCTGGTTGTACCCGAACGGCTCATTGTCGCTCATGCATATGAAGGGGTGTTCGGACCACCAGGGCAGGCGCTGGTTGAGCAGCTGCCACCACCAGGCGGCCTGGTTGGCGATGGACTGGTTGCCCCACAGCACGTGGTAGCCGCCCAGCACGGTGCAGCCGAGGTCCCGGGCGGCGGTCAGCTTCGCCGCGAACGACGGGTTTTCGTAGAAATGGTCCCCGTCGCTCAGTTTGACGATGACCACCTCGATGCCGTCCTTCGACGTGAGGGTGTTATCCCAGCTCGACTGGTCGGTGCCGAACGTGGTGTCCAACGCGCTCATGAGGGCGGCGCCGTATGGGCCCGGCCGTGGTGCAGCGCCTGGTCGCAGGCGGGGCAGTTGACGTGCCGCCCGTCCGGGTCGAGGGCCTCGGGGTAGGGCACCAGCACGTCGCCGGGCTGAAACTCGTTGCACATCGGCACGCTCGGCTCCTCCCGGGTCGAGAGGTGGTAGTAGCCCATCACGCCACCCCGGTGAGGAACTTAGCGAAGCGGCGGTAGTCCGTTTGGGGCGGCGCCGCCTCGCCGCGGTACACCGCGCCCAGGTTGTTCAGGTCGATCAGCGCCGAGCGCAGGTTGGCCACGTCGGCGGCGGTGTAGCCCAGCGCGGTCAGGTTCACGTCGGTTTGCGAGTCGATGTAGGTCTTGAGGTTGATGGCGGCTTCGAAGGCGTTGCGGATCGTCAACGCCAGCCCGCCGGCGGCGGAGTCGATGTCGCCTTTGCTGGTGGGGTATCCAACGGGCATGGGGTGTTCTCCCTGTTCAGACGGTCTCGTACGTGACGGTGTGGACCATGTAGTCCGACACCGCCCAGGTCATCGGGAACAGCTGCCCGACCTGCGCGGTGGCTTGGTACAGCGACATGACGCTGGCGCTGGTGTCTATGAAGCACTCGCCGAGGAAAAAGCCGGCGGAGGCGTCCTTGATGTACGAGGTGCCGATGTAGATCTGCGTTCCGGCCGCCGTGAACGGCAGGCTCAGGAAGTACGCGCCAGTGCCGAAGCTGCTCGTCGATCCCATGATGATCCGCGTGCCGGTGATGCAGTTTTTGCCCTGCCGCATGTACCGGCCGACGACGGAGCCGTTGTTGAGGACCGGCGCCGTGCCGCTGGATGTCCACGCCGGGGTGTAGGTCTGCCACACCGTGTCGTAGGAGAGCCAGCCGTTAGCATCGTCCCAAATCTCGATGGCCTTGGTATCGCGGCGGAAGATGGTGAACCCCGGGTACGCGCCGGTGCCGGGCAGCGCGTTGCGGACCGACAGCGACTCCACGGGCAGGATGCCGCCCAGGGCGACGTTGTGCATGCCCCCGGAAGGCAGGCTCTTAGCGTGCCCCGAGGTGCGCAGGTCGGTGATGTTCGCGTTCGTGATCGTCGTCGCGTTCGCGTTCACCCGGACCCGGGCCAGGGCGACGTAGTCCTGCGAGCCGGTCACGGTCGGGTCGACGGGCGAACCGGCCGGGGTGCCCCGGACGATCGTCACGATGAAATCGGAGTTGCCGTCGCCGTAGAACGTGTCGGGCTGCTGGGCGATGATCAGGTCGTTGCGGGGGTTCGTCGGGTCAGCCGGCACCGCGAGGACGTTGATGTCGAAGATCGCGTCGAGGCTGCACGTGTAGGTGCCGGGGTTAGATGAGCGGCCGCCCTGCAGGAACAACTGAAACGGCTGCACGTGCACGAACCCGTCGGGGGTGCCGGTGGCGAGGACCGACCCCTGTGTGCTGTAGGCGGACGAGGGCCGAAACCCGGATTTGGCGCCGCTGATGGCATTGCCGGGGCCGGCGAGCAGCGCGCCGAAACCCAGGCGCGCCTCCTCGACGTCGATGGTGCCGGTGGGCCCCGAGTTCTGGACAAACAGTGATGTGCGCGCGGCCATGGGCCCTCCTAGGTTCCGACGCCGATGGCGTGCATGACCAGTACCCCGATGGTGCTGGCACCCGCCGTGATCTTGGCTTGCACGTCGACGCGCATGGGCGCGCCTGCGCCGGACAGGCTCGGGGTCACCAGCGCGCCCTCAAGGTTGGCCTCGACGGCGGTGTTGAGGCCGACGACGAGGGGGCCGGCGATGACCTGCCCGGTTGCGCGGTCGACGAGCTGAACCTGCCCGGACGTGGCCGCTCCCGTGACGGCGCGCACCCGCACCCGCAGCCGGGGATGCTGCGGCTCGCTGGACAGGGTCAGCAGCGACACGAACGTGCCGCTCGAGGTGGTCGCGGTCGGCGCCGCCTCCTCCGCGGTTTTGTAAACGTTCCAATCCAGGTAGGGCCGTTTGAGGCCGAAGCCGCTCGCGTCGTTCGCGACCAGCGTGGTGCCTGACGTGTCCTTGACCTGCGACGCGGCGGTGCGGGTCGCGGTCTGCTGCGTCACCTTGGCGGCCGTGGTCGCGGGTTGCAGCCGCACAATCGTGGCCGCGTACGTGACGATCGGGTTGGTCGGCGGCCCCGTGCTGCCGCCGGTGGTTGATCCTGCGTAGAGGGACATGTCAGTTCCCGTAGGGGTAGCTGGTGACGGTCACCGTTTCGACGCCGCTGTCGTCGGCGACGGCGACATCGAGGCCGGTGATGCGGACGGACAGATTCAGGCCGCCGGGAAAGTACGGGTCGCCCTGCACGATGCGGGTAAGGCCCTGGTCGTCGGCGGCGGTGCGTAGGGGCGGCACGACGAGTTTCGCGACGGCCCCGAGCTCGTAGCTGCCCAGCCGCGGGGTGAGGTCGCCGCGCACGGTCATCTGGATCGAGATCGGCGGCGTGGCCGCGGCGCCCACGATGCTGTCGGCGTCGGTCTGCAGGGTCGCGAGGACCGAAACGTCCTGATGGGCGTCGTCGAACTCGAGCAGCGGCCAGCCGTTCGCATATCTGGTTGTGTCCTCAGACGCGGCGATCAGGGTGCCGCGGTCCTGGCCGGCGCCGGACACGAACGCCCGGGTGACCATGGTTCCCCCGCCTACCGAGTAGATGATCTTTTGCAGGTTGCCGCCGAGGTCGAACATCACCGGGTCGCCGGGTTGGATCAGCAGGGGCGTCCCCGTGATCATCAGCCGTGTGGGTACGCCGTTGACGAGTTGCCCCACGTCGAACACGATGTCGGGACCGTTGAGGAGATTGGTCAGATCACGCAGCGCCTGCCCCGTCGGTTTCAGCTCGAACCCGTCGTATTCGCGGGTCATGGCGACGCCCGACTCGTTGCTGTCGGCGGTGACGCCGATGTTGCCGCCCGTGTGTGACTGGGCGAGGGCGACCAGGCCGCGGGCGATGTCGTTCTGATCGACGGCTGTGTAGATCACGCTGTCGCCGGCCACGGCGTAGCCCAGCAGCGGCAGGGTGAGCGGGTTGAGGATGCGGCGGTGGTCGAAGTAGCTCCACCAGTCGGCGCCGCCGAAGGTGAGTTCGTGGCTTTCGCTGTCGTAGTCGGTGGCCCAGATGATGCCGCCCCACATCGGGGCGTGGTCGCGCAGCACGTACACGGCGCGGCGTGCGGGCATGGTGTCCTCGCGGACCGGTTTGCCCAGGGCTGACGGGTCGCCGAGCTTGATGACGCCTACTACGGCGCCGGACCCGTTGAGGACCTTCGTGAAGCGCAGCTCCGAGACGCGGTACTCGCCGATAAGGACGTTCGTGGCAAGGTCGGCGAACAGGGTGGTGTACTGGGCCATCTATGTCCACGCGTTCCGCCACGACACCAGCAGCTGCGCCGCCGGGTCGTAGCTGCCGAGGCTGGCGAATGAGATGTTGTTGTCGCCCGGGTAGAGCGGGAACCAGTTGGCGGTGAACAGCTTCGACCGGGCGTTGCCGCCCGCGTAGGTCACGGTGCGGAAGCTGCTGTCAATCACGAGGGTCTGCCCGGCGGCGACGACAAACGCCGGGTCGAAATCGAGCCGGTCGCCGCTGCCTGTGTTCGTGATGATCGGCGAGGTGACGGGCCCGGTGATGGTGAACACAGGCCAGGTCTGCAGCGTCCCCGCGTTGGTGCAGGTGAGTTGCCCGCCGACGGCTCCGGTGCCGAACGTGAGCGGGAACACGAGCGGGAACGCGAGCCCGCCCGAGCCGGCGCCGGGCAGGCCGGTCGAGATCGTTGAGGCGGCAACGGCGTAGCGGCGCGGGTCGGGCGCGGTCACCATCATCGACCAGGCGAAGTGAAGCGGCCCCAGCGGCTTGGTTTTGGTTTCGGCGCTGCGCCGCACCACGCATTGGCGCTGCGGCTGACCGGGTTCGGTCACCACCAGAGTCGACACCAGCGACGGGTCGCCGCACACCGAGGCCACCACATCCCGCGAGCGCCGCGCCGACGCCACATCGACCGAGATCCCCACGCCCTCGATGGTGACGGTCCGCGCGTCGAGGTAGGCCGGCGCGTCGTAGGCCCCGTGCACGCCGGGAATGGGCCGGAAGTCGGTGCGCGGCGGGGGCGCGTTGGTCCACCCGTCCAGGTTGGTGAGCACCCACTGGGTGCCCTGCGCGTCGATGACGGCCGGCCAGAGCTGCCCGGCTGCCCACCCGTCGAGGTCGACCTCGGCGGCGCAGGTGGTGACGATCGCCGGGCGGTAGGCGCTGCTGATCGGCATCGGTCACACTCCCGTCGTCCACGCCTGTTCACGGGTGACGATCTTCGCCAGCGTGACCGGGTCCTGGTTGCCGATGTGGAAATGGTTGACGCTACCGCCGCCCTGCGACGCGGCCGGCGCGGCTTGCGGGGACGCCACGCCCAGCCCGCTGGGGCTCAGCGCCGCGGTGAGGATGGCCATGACGCCGCGGCTTTCCGCCCTCAACCCGAGCACGTAGCCGCGTACGGTGTCCCGGCCCGCCTGGGCGAACAGGGTCGACGGGGAGTGCCAGCCGAGGAAGTTACGCACCGGCGCGATGATGTTGTCCGACACAAATGAGGTGATCTTGTTCCACAGCCAGCCGCCCATGGATGAGATGCCGTTCCACAGTCCGGTGACGATGGACTGGCCGGCCGACAGCAGCAGGTTGCCGAGGTTCCCCAGGGCGGCGAGGATGTTGCCCGGCAGGTTGCGGAAGAAGCCGACCACCGTGTTGTAGCCGGTCGAGAAGAATCCGGTGATCTTGGACCAGGCGGTGGCGAAGAAGCCGGGCAGGGTGACGGTGAACCAGTTCGCCACGGCCAGCGCCGCGCCCTTGATGTCGGCCCACAAACCCTTCCAGAAGTCACGGAATCCGGCCGAATGGGTCCACAGATAGATGAACGCGACGACGAGGGCCGCGATCGCTATGATGATCAACCCGATGGGGTTGGCGTCAAGGGCCGCGTTCCACAGCCACTGGGCGGCGGTAACGATTTTCTGCCAGATGGCCAGGGTCGTGAGGATGACCTTGTACGCGACGAACGCGGCGACCAGGGCGAGCAGGACCGCCACGACCACCTTCGCCCCGTTGGACCCGGCGGCGAGCCACTGCACGAACTTGGCGAGCTCGTTGACCAGCGGCACCAGTTGCCCGAGCACGTTGCTCAGGTAGTGCCACAGGGTCAGCGCGGCGGGCAGCACGTTGTGTACCAGGATCTGCCACAGGAACTGGGCGATGATGCCCAGCGACTGGAAGGCCCCGGCCACCCCGCCCACCGTTTTCTGCCCCGAGGTGAACCCGGACATGAACGCGGCGACCAGCCCCTGAATCAGTGGGATGATCTTGGACACGGGCCCTTCGATGGCGGGCAGCAGCCGGCCGGTGAACAGGCCGATCAGCGCGGTGACCACCGGCAGCAGCTGGTTGCCGATGCCCTCTTTGAACCGGTCCCACGCGACCTTGGCCTTCTCGGCCGGGGTGGCCGCCGCCGCCGCGGCCCCGCCGAACTCGCGGGTGAGCTCGGCCAGGATGACCTTCTGCGCGGCCATCACGTTGCCCGACGCGACGAAGTCTTTGATCTGCTGTTTCTGCTGGGCGGACAGGATCACCCCGACCCGCTGCAACGCGGTGACGCCCTTGACCGGGTCCTGCAGCGCCTTACCGACCTGGATCGTGGCCGACTGGAGATCCTCTTTCAGCGCGGCCGACATGTTCAGGATGGCGCCCTGCGCCTGGTTGAAAATGTCGTTGCCCTTGCCCACCGCGTTGCGCACGTTGGTGAAGGTGAGCAGCACGTTTTCGCTGCTGTGGATCACCTCGTCGTCGACGCCGGACAGGTTGGCCAGCGACTTGGCAAGGGTGTCCACGTTCGCGGCGGACACGTGCGCGGCCCCACCGGTGGACTTGATCACCGCGTCGGTGAGGCGGCCCAGCTGGGCGGCGGTGGTGGCCCGCTCGATGGTCCCCTTGAAAAAGTCGATTATCTTCGCCCCGGCGAACAGGCCCCCGACGACCTTGAGCATCGAGGAGGCGAACCCGGACCCGGCGACGCCGCCCGCGCCTTCGGCGTCGGCCTTGAACTCGTTACGGAAACCGGACGAGTCGGGCCGGACCCGGACAAACGCGTCGCCGATCTTCTTGCCGGCCACTACATCTCACCCCCTGCCTGGGCCACGAACGCGGCCACCTCCGCTATGCGCCGCGGGCCGCGGGTGGGGCGGGTCGGCTGGGGTGTGAGGGCCTGCGCGTCGCGGTCCTCGATCTGCTCGGCGTCGCCGCCCAGGGCAATGAGCACGTCGCGGCGGAAACGCCACCGGTCGAACAGGACCCAGATCACCGACAGGGCCTCCCCGACCGGCAGGCTCATCAGCCAGTCGCCCGCTCCCGTTCCTCCTGTTCGGCCAGCAGCGCCGCCTCCTGCTCCTCGCTGAGGTCCGGCAGCTCGGTGACCGTACGCGCGGAGAGCGAGATCACCCTCGACGTGCGGCCAGTGCTGGTCGGCCCAGCCGGCGAGCGCGAGGGCGGTTGGGTAGGGAAACCCTGCGTCATCGACTCCACCAGATCGGAGATGATCTCCATGAGGGTGTCGGGGTCGGTGCGGTGCTGGCGGCAGTGGGCCCGGAACCGGTCATAGTCCTCGCCGAGCACGTCCTTGAAAAAGCCGCCGATCGCGGCGATGCCCTCGGGGGTGGCGGCGTCCAGGTCGGAGTGCCGGGCCAGTTCGGTCAGGTCGATCATCGACAGGTAGCCGGGGGTGAACTGCACCCCGTCCAGCTCGAACGGCTCGGCCCCGACGCTGGGCTTGGACTGGTAGCGCCGCGCCATCAGGCACGCGCCGAGGACATGATGACCCGGAAGGGCTGCAGCCCGGTGGCGGGCTTCTCCAGCAGCAACTCGAACGGGAAACCGGCCTTGTCGGCGCCCTTTTTGCGGTCCGCCTCGACCGCGCCCTGCGACAGGCACTGGCGGAAGATCCACCGCTCCTGGCCGTCGTCGGACTGCCAGCCGAACATGGAGCGCACCTCGGTGCCGAACGCGGGCGGGTCGAAGATCACCACACCGCCGGCGGTGGTGACGGTGCCACCGTTGAGGGCCCGTTTGAGGTTGGTGATGGTGATCTCGGCGAGCGTGAAATTGACCTTGATGACCCGGCCGGTGGGCACGTTCTTGATCGGGTCGAGCTCCTCGGCCACCTCGACCGGGGCGGTGTTGAGCTGGTAGATGAACTTGTTGCCTTCGAAGGTGTAGCCCAGGCCGGTCCAGCCCGACGCCCAGGCGGTGACCAGGTCGGTTGGTTCGGCCGAGCCGAGCAGCCCGATGTACAACTGGCCGGGGCCGAGCGCGATGGCTGACGGGTTAGCCATGATTCACTCCCTAGTAGGTGTAGTCGTCGAGCAGGGCCCGGGTGAAGCGCTGCGCTGTCTGATACTTCGTCCCGTACTCGGGGAAGATCAGGTAGTAGTGGGCGGCGTCCCAACCCACGTCGGTGGCGCCTTTGGCGCGGGAGTCGTGGGCGGAGATCGACGCGGCGCCGGCCCCGCTGGCCCGGGGGGTGACCGACCGCAGGTGCTCGCCGAAGTCCTCCCCCGCCTTGTGGGCGTACTCGATCAGTTCGGGATCGTTTTTGAGGTCGGCGATGCCGGCCTCGTCGATCTCGAAACGAACCGTCGCCCGCACGCCCACCGCCGACCGCCGATCAGGCCGAGGTGCCGAGGATGACCACGTCGTACGTCACCGTGGTGCCGGCGCCGCCGTTCGCGACCCGGAACAGGTCCCCGGTGCCGGCGGTGACAGGCCAGCCGGTGGCGTCGCCTCGGCCGGTCACGAACAGGCCGCCCGGTGCGACCGCGATCGTGTGGGTGACCGCCCCAAACGGGCCTTGGAACTGGTTGGCGGCGGCGTTACCCAACACGACGTTGTTGGTGTTGGCCGCGTACGCGAACACCGCGATGGCCTTGACCTTGACGAAGGTGAGGGTGGCGCCGAACGCGTCGACCAGCGAGCCGGCCAGGTCGAGGTCGTCGGTGCCCGACGCGGCGATGGTGCGGGTGTCGGAGAACAGCCGGTCGGCCTGGTTCGCCCCGGTGCCCGAGTCCAGGGCGATCGAGCGGACGAACGAGAGGATCGACTGCTGGGTCTGCAGGTCCAGCCCACCCGTCTGGGTCGAGCCGACGCTGATGCTGACGTTGGTGCCGGCAAGGGGCATGGTGGTCTCCTAGCTGCTGGGTTGCGGGAAGTGCGATGTGACCTCGACGACGTAGGACAGGCGCGACACGGCCTTGTCCTCAACCGGGACGTAATCGCCCTGGCCCGACAGGATGCGGCTCTTGCTGGCCCCGCCGGCGATGCGCGGCTCGCGGGTGAGCAGGTCCCCCAACCAGTCGCCGATCTCCTCGCACATCTCGTCAGTGGTGCGGATCTGATCGACGGTGGCGGGGTCGGGGGCGCGGGCCACGCGGATGTGCAGCCCGACGTGGGCGGTTTCGGCGACCAGGCGCCGCCGCTCGCCGTCGACGGCCTCGTCGGCCTCGGGCTGGTCGAAGGTGACGCCGCCGCCGTAGAGGGTGATCTCCTTCGCGGTGGCCCCGTTCCACGCGTACAGGATTGCGGCGTTCTGGCCCGACAGGGGCGTGCCCGGCAGGGCGGCCACGGCGGTGATCCGGTCGATGATGGCCCGCTTCGCGGCGTAGGCGTTGGTGCTCATCAGAACGGCCCCGAGTAGCCGGCCCGCTGGTAGGCGGCGTCGATGTCGAGGTACCCGGTGGACTGCACCCCGGGGGAGGCCAGGCGGTAGATGCCGCCCTCCTGGGTGGTCCACTGGATCGCGTTGGTGGGGATCATCGCCGATGGGGCGGAACACACCTGCTGCAGCCGGCGGATCGCCGCGTCGCGCACATACAGCGGCGGCGAGTCGGTGCCGAACTCGTACTCGATGGTGATGTTGCGGGCCCCGAACCCCCAGATCCAGCCACCCAGATAGGACAGCACCCCTGCCTCGCCGAACTTCACGTCGGCGAGTTGGGCGGCGCTGAACTGGTTACCGAAGATCGACACGGAGCGGAGCTTGCGGATGGGCAGGTGCGGCACGCCCAGCTCGGTGGTGTTGTTGCCGGGCACCTGCACCCGGGCGAAGCGGGGCACGAACGCGAAACAGCCGATCGACCCGCCGGCGATGTCTTCGGCCTCCTGCTCGACCACCATCCGCTTGTCGACCAGCAGCGAGGTGGGGTATTTGGCGGCGTTGTTCCCGCCCATGGTGGCGGCCAGGGCGGCGCGGGCCTCGGCGATGCCGAACATGTACCCGCCGACGGTCTCGACCGTGTCGATGGCGGTGACCGGCACCCCGCCGAAGGTGCCGGTCCACGCCAGCGTGTAAAGATCCGGGGCCGGTGGGGCGTTAAACGTCATCGTGTACCGGCCGGTGCCGGCGCCAGCCGACGCGGCGGTGCCGGTGCCGCCCGGTGTGACCGCGGTCCCGTCGGCGTGAAACAGCGCCCAGGTGACCGGGCCGGAGGCGTCCGTGCCGACCTCGTCCACCTCGAACGTGTGGGTGAGCACCACGCTCGAGGTTTGCTGGACGCGCACGTACGCCACGGTTCTAACCCTCCGTGCTGGCCTGGTCGGTGGTGGCCTGCCTGGACGCCTTGCTCGAACGCCCGGCCGGTGGGGTGGCCTGCGCCGGCGGCGCCTCCTGCTCGGTGGCGGACTGCTCGGCGGCCTCCTCCAGCGCGGCCCGCCGGTTGGCGGCGGCTTTCTTGTGGGTCACGCCGCGGGCGGCCAGGTACTTGTCGGCGCGTTGCGCCGCGTCGGCGCTGTCCGACGCCTGCGCGTATTCGTGTTCGTTGAGGGCGAGCTCGACAAACGGGTCCTGTTTCATGGCGCTCCTATCCCGGGAAGGCGACGACGGTGGCCGTCACGGTCACGTTGGTGTTCGCGGTGTACAGCAGCCGCATGAACCGCCACGGGTAGTAGCCGGGCAGGATCTTGCGGAACGTGGCGGCGGTGGTGATCGCGGCCAGCTGTGCGACCGCCACGGTGGTCGGGGTCGCCGCGTCGGCGTAGGGGATGTTCCACCAGTCGGTGTTATCGACCGAGCCTTGAATGTCGACCAGCACCGACGGGGTGGCGCCGATGGTGGTGACGATGGTCAGCAGCGACGGGCCGACCATGCCGCCCCGGTCGAGGACGTTTGTGGAGGGCGCCGACGCCAACTGGGCGGCCGAGAGGGTGACCGCCTTGGGCGGGTTGCCGGAGGTGAGGGTGCGGATGGTCGCCATGGCTAGGCCCCCTTCGTGATGACGCCGAACCCCACCGGATGCGGCCCGGTGGTGACGATCTCCCGGTCGCCCGGGCCCTTGATCTCGGCCCAGAACTTGGGCACCTCGTTGGTGACATCCATGGCCTCGGCGATGTCGTTGAGCAGCACCAGTCCGCCCGGTCGCACCAGCGGCGCATACGTCTCGTAATCCCAGCGCACACCGCGGTAGGAATGGGCGCCGTCGATGTGCAGCGCGTCAACCGGCCGGCCGTGCAGCTGCTCAACAAGCCACGCCAACGATTCCGGGGCGTGGGAGTCTCCGAAGTGGACATCCGCGCCGTGGTCGATGAGGAACCCGGCCCGCTCCCGCAGGGTGATGCCGTACACCTCGGCGCCGAGCTGGCGCCACGCGAACAGGGTGCCGCCCATCTTGCAGCCGATCTCCACGATGACCCGCAGCGGATCGAGGGCGGCCACCTCGATCAAGGCCCCGGCCAACTCGTCGGCGCGTTGCATCGCCCCGTGCCGGTTGGTGGCCTGGGTGGCGATGCCCAGCGCGGCGGCCCGGTTCACAGTTCCACCTCGCTGATGGCGTAGTGCAGGTGCACCGGGCGCACATCCCACAACACGGTGGCCTCGGACTCGACATGCTTGTGATGCCAGCCGGCGAACTCCATGTCGCCGAAGCGGGGCGCGACCGGGGTGCCCAGGACCCGGCCGAACGCCTCGAGCAGGCCGCCGGGCAGGTACACCATGCCGAACCCGAACAGGTGCGCCGCCTCACCCTCCCGGCAGTAGCGCATCGCCATATCGCCCGGGTGGTAGCGGCGCACGTTCCACACCGGGGTGCTCAGCCCGGGCCGCTTGGGCGACGGGTACACCAGCACCGGCGCGACCAGGACCCGCTCCGGGTCGGAGCGGGCCGCCTTCGCGAACGTGACCAGGTCCTCCCGGCTGACCGCGGTGTCCCAATCGAGCTGGACGATGTCGTCGGCCAACTCGATCAGGCCCCGGTAGTCATGGCCCGCGTTGATCAGCCGGGGCGCGTCGTCGATGACGTAGTTGCGCCCCGGCGGGATGTCCGCGGGAAACGAGCGGATCAGCCGCACTCAGACCTCCTGCAGCTGGAAGCCCAGCGCCTTGGCCCGTTTCTGGGCCCGCGCCGAGGCGGTGCCCAGCCCGGCCGCGTTGTGCCATTCGTTGCACGCCAGCAGCGCCGCGCCGGTCGCGCCGGGCGGCACCGTGACCCCGTAGGTGGTGTCCTTTTTCGTCTGGCCGGAGGTCGTGGTCAGGCTGATGCCGTTCCACGCCCCCCCGACCAGAGGCTTGACCTGGCTGGCCACGGATCCGGCCTAGAAGGTCGGGGCGATCAGGCCAGTGCCGGACACCTTGCCGATCGACGAGGCGAAGCGGCGGAAGGTGTAGGCGAAGTACATGAACAGCACCAGGGTGACCGCGAGGTTCTGGACCCGGGGCTGCTCGGCGCGGATGAACTGCGGCGCGTTGGGGTCGATCCAGAGGTGGCACTCCTCCGAGGCCGCCACGTAGATCTCGTCCTCGGTGCCCGCGCCCAGCGTGGTCTGCACGTTGTTGTCGACGATGACGGCGATGCCGTTGGGCAGCACGCCGCGCACCCCGGCCCCGTAGCGCTCGGCGAGGTTCTCCCCCGCGTTCCACGCCGCCCCGATGCCGGGCTGGCCGAACATGGGCCACGAGGTTGTCATCTGACCCTGCAGCCAGTACCAGCGCCGCGAGTGCATCACGGCGATGTCGGGGATCGCGAAACCGAGCAGGGTCCCTTCGACCTGCGAGGCTGCGCCGAGGATCTTGGGGTACAGCTCCGGCCCGGTCGGGGTGGTGTCCACATAGGTGAACCCGGTTCCCACGGCCAGGGCGGCCAGGCCCGTGGTGGCCTGGGTGATCAGCGTGTTGTCGAACGTGGTGGCGAGCGAGCGCTGCAGGTCGTTCATCGTCACGTCTTCGATGCCGGTGCCCCGGTCGATGGCCTGACGGGACAGCGACTGCTGACCTGAGGCGGTCTGCACATTCTCGGTCAGCAGCGTGTCGTCCATCGAGGTGGCCGAAACCGTGTCGAGCTCATTGGCCTGCAGCGCCGTGGTCGAGCCGGTGGTGATCTGGGAAATGTTCACCGTCATGCCCGACTCGGGCAGGTCGTGGATGTTGCACGCGTCGGCGAACGGGCGCAGAGCCCTGGCCTTGGGGGCGTACATGTCGGTCAGGTACTGGGGCACGGTCAGGCCGGCGAACGCGCCGGTCCCGGCGTCGCCGGCTGCGCGCTCCATGTAGCGGCCCCGCTCGACCCGCTCCTCCTGCATGTGCCGGTACAGCCGGCCCTCAGCCTCGGGGTTGCGGTGCACGAACGCGGCGGCCACGTCCTTAAGGAACCGGGCGCCCTTGCCGGTGTTGCCCTTGTGGTAGGTGCGCTCCTCGGCGCCGACCCGGGCCACCTCGTCGTAGCGGGGCAGCGCCCGCTCGCGGGTCGCGGCGGACTGGTGGTCGCCGGCGCGGACCTCGAGCAGAGTGTCGGTGGTGCGCTCGTGCTCGCGGCCGCGTTTGGCGTCCTCGAGCTTGGAGTTGATCCCGACCGCGTCCTTGTCGCACTTCTCGACGGTGCGGTTGGCGGCTTGGATGTCGGCGGTTTCCGCGTCGGTCAGGTTGGGCCGCCCGTCGTTGCGGGCGTTCTGCAAGATCAGTTTCATCTCGCCGACGGCGCGGGCGCGACGCCTCGCGTTCTGCTCCGCCTCGACCTCAATGGACATGATCAGTTCGTCGAAGGTCACGGTGTGACTCCCTGCGGGGTTTGGCAGTGACAGACCTGCCTTTCCGCCGTCGGCTGGCTACCTCGTCCGGCCTGACCCGCCGGGGTTCGCCTGCTCGACCGTCTCCGCATGACCCGCGGGATGGACGTGCGTCAAGGACGATGCCGGGGCTGACGCGCCCCTCGTGCTGTTATCGGCTCTCCACTGAGGCGATCATCGCCTCGACACGGGTCAGGCTATACCCGCCCGCCGATCTTGGGCTGTCGCTGCCCGCGCCACGCTGCGC